AAATAGGACCATCGTTAATCCAATCATTTATTAGGCAAAATGATTAGTCCACCGTGGAAAAATTTTAAAAACTTTAGGACAATTATTCGCAACAGAAAAACTTCTATTACGAATTAAACTATCCCCACTATAAAAGTGCGAAAGTAATTTTTCTGTTGGGTGTAGCACGGCATAATTTTCGACGCGGTGACCTTACGCCCTATGTAAGGATTTTTAAAGTACATAAAACTGTGATTTTATGGATAGTAGAATGGAGGACATCCCTGATAATAATTCAAAGAAAAGTCTTCACCAACTGATACGAATTTTCTCAACGTGCAAATTGCTGCATTGGGACGCACTACATGTATAACATGGGTAAAACGGAACAAACAATAATCGTTGCTAGTGTTCATAAAGGGATCTTTAGGACACAAAAAGCGTGCATTGGCATAGAAAGGTAACTCAACCTCAATAGATGGTTGGTATCTTGTTAAAGTTATATGAGAACCATTCAAATACCTGTGATTTATATTCATTAGTTGTAAACCCAGCGCATCATCTGTTGTGCCATCCAAAGCATATTCACCTATCGTAGATACAATATATTCTTGTGCATAATTAGTTGCAGACAAAATGGTTGAATTAGTGGTGTCAGTGGAAGTTAAAACATATTTATATCTTATACCCCCACGAAGACAACAAAATGCAGGTGCGAGATAATTAAGCAAAGTTGTACTACAATAATTTTGTGGTGTAGCAGGTTTAGTATTAGCACCACTCGTGGTATACCCTTTGAATGCAGGAAAATTGGATACAATTTCATACCAGACTTTTGTACCTGTAGGTCCAGCTAAGTATTTAATGGAGTGTAAATTATATCTTTTGAGCAATGTTCGAAATGAGGAAATATGCTCACCAAAATAAACTTCATTAATGTGATTGTCAACATCATTGACACAAATCAAATCTTCACTGGAAGCCTTTGAAGGTTCATTAGATTCATTTACTAAGTCCTCCTCATTGGATTGTGTGGCAACAAATGTATTTGGTAAATAGGTTATAGTTTCTATGTTGTATGATGAAGGAACTGCAAATTGTGCATCTTGCATGGAAACAAAAACATTAACAGCAACATTTTGATCTACTGCAATATTTGTAGGAGTAGAGAGTTCATTAAGAATATAAACTCCAATAACTCCATTATATCTATAACGATAAAGTGAAGTATATCTAGTAGTGCTATAATAATTAACTGTTTTAGATACTGTTCGAGTTTCCAAATATGAACGCTCATTGGCCCAACCTATATCAACAACAAATTCCTTATTTTCACCAATGTCAATAACACGAGTAAAGAGCACATTGGATTCATCAGAAGCAATGTAACCAGGATCCCATACTATTTTAAGACGACCTCTGTGAAAGTTTGAGCTAACTACTTGAAATCGATATCTCATAGTACCACGCCAATACTTAAAAGGCAATGCTGCAAAAGTACATGAAGGAACGTAAACTTGTCCAGTCTCAGAAGCTGTTGTATAATAACATGGACCTACTAAAGCATTCCATTTAAAAGTACCAGAAGCTTCACTCTGATTCCAATTAAAAGAAGTAAGAAAAGTCTCTTTAGCCGCAATGAAAGCCAGAGATAATTCATCCTCAGAACCCAAACCAAGAGTTCGAGGGTCTAGAGTAAGTTCTTGTTTAGAATCAACTGTGAGTTTAGTCACATTATCACCACGATCACAATTTGCCAAGGGACCTATTAATTGTGGGATCATGGGAGTAATGTTTTGTATAACAGCAGGTCTTGAGTACCCAAAAGCTTTGGCCACACCAGATACCATGTTTAATGCAATCTGAGTTGCTTTAGCGTATGGTGCTATGGTTGGAATGACCGACAAACGTCCAGCAATCTTTGCTGCAGCAGTAGCTGTAGAAGAAATAGGATTCGTAGAATATTCGTCAGCTTGTGCTACTAATCCACTAATGGAATTAGTTGTAACACAGGATAACTTCATATTTTCGGCCCAAGCATACACAGACACATTGACTGGATTTGTGCCTCCATTAGCGTGTTGTAATGGTACAAACTCACGAATATACAGCTTCCCTAAGTTGGAGAAATCACCGGTTGGCAAATTTATGGCGTCATGAGACCACAAATACGGCAAAATAATTTCTCCTCCTTGTGATGTAGTTGGATCAATATAAACGTGTAAGTGTTGGGAAGCTAATATGCGATTTTCCTCAATCAGTCCATCTAAAACTGTGACCTTGTCATAATTGACTAGAGGTACATAATGAGCAATCAATTTACCAAAGTAAAATCCATTACCATTAATGGTAATTTTAACATGTAGATTAGTGTGTGCCAAATTGTAGTTTGTTAACCTATTTGCAACACGCTTATTTTGGAAAAACAATGACCAAACATCTAAAGCTTGGTAAAATTTATCTATAATGCTAATATTCCATGTATAGGATCCTATCAATAGTGGTCTTGAAAAGAATTCGTTGGGTTCCATATCAGGCGTGAAAGCTGTAGTAAATGAAGCATCAGGAGAAGTTTCTTTACTAGCTATCCATTGGTTTTCTATATCCATGAATTTCACAGTTTCATGGTTTTGGGTTGGGTTGGTATTATATATATTTTCAGTAATCCTTATATACAAGTAAACATAGTCAGGATTAAACTATGTCACAGAACATCTTTTCGCTTGGGAAGCGCGCCATTGGCAATACTTTCTTTCGAGAAGCACCCTGAAACATCCAAAGCCTGGCTCATCAATATATAGACGTTATATTTTATTAACGAGCGGTAAACCAGTGGATGATATTATTTTGGTTGTTTTAAAAGGCGGATAATTCCTACTTTAAGTCTTTTCTGGAAAAAACTTCCAACCTAACATTTAACCATATGTTAATGGACCATGTCTCGTATGATAACGTGAGCAGTTTTATGTCTTACTCAAGGACGGGAAGTCAACAAACGTTATAATTCCATGACACCTTTCAGAAATCTTTCTTCCTCATATTCATAACGAGGGAGAATACCTTCCGGCATATATGGTTTTAATTCATGTTTTGCCACTACCATCAATAATTTTAGACGCATTTCATCATATTTTTCACGTCCATAATGGAAATATTCTCTGAGTGCATTTAGTATACACTCAGAAGCTTGTTCCTCTGGAGTGAGGAATTTGCTTTTGATACCACAATGTAATTGTTTAAATATGGAAGCTTCTTCTATAGGAGCTAAATAACGTTGATACTCTTCACTCCATATGGATTTACGCTTTAAAAAGCTGCAATCCTCATTATTGATGAAAGGGACTGATTCTGCTGTCTTATCGGCCATAGTGAATATTATTCCAAATCTTTTAAGAAAGGCGGCTATGTTGGTGTGATTAAAAGCGTCTACTCCTAAACGGACTGACATTTTATTGTCATCACCATAACACATAACTGCAACGTTGTGTGCAAATTTTCCCGGAGGCATTCTATTGTATATCCCATAATATGCTACTCTAAGGTAAATTGAATTAACTATGTTATTCATGAAAACAGTCAAAGAATGCCCTGAAGGATTAGAACCGTTGACCTTGATAAATTCTCCATTATATTCATAGACTGGCATGCAAATTTCTGTTGCAATACCTTCCATAATAGTAATTTGTCTGGGTGAAAAACCGGCCCATTTGGCTATTTCTATTAATAATTTCATTGCACATAACGTTACTTCGCAAGGCATGGATGAATCAAAATCTTTGTAATCCCCGGCGATGACTCTATCAGGACCAAACTTCAACATTGTATTGGTCAATTTAGTCCAACCGGGTCCATTATAATTCACACCAACTGCACATTCGAATAATTCGGAATGTTCCATAATGTATTTGCAAATAGTTAAGAAATATCTACGCACTAAAGCTAATCCTTCAAAAGGTGTTCCAGCAAAAGTGCGGACTTTGTCTTTATCAAATCTAGTAGCTTCATCCTTAAGATTAGTTCTATGAATTAGATAAATTCTTTTTCCTTGAGATAATTCCTCTTCCATCGCATCTACTTTGGCCCAAAATTCAGGGGAGCAATCACGAGCAAAAGAACAGCCTGTGCCTTCAGATTCAACTTCAAAAACCAATTTTGATTTCTTTACATTGTAAGGCCAGCCTGAAGAAGCACTCAAATTGATTTGATCAAGACCATATATTCCATCGACTCCAGAAATGACATTAACATTAGGTAAAGGATGTATTCGATCCTTATGTGATTCATGTTTATGTAAATGGTCGAAGATCTTATCATGAAAATCATCATAAGCCAATTCAAGCAGAACTGGATCAATTGATTTCAAGTGCGTCATCTTCTCTAACGATTGCTGCCATGGCAAATACGTCCCAATATTCTTGGGTGGTCCATATTTACAAGGTACACCAAGAATTTGTTCAACCGAATCTGAAATGATAGTTTTGACAACCTCCGAAGTAAATTTTCTTCGCATGCCGGAATGGGACCCTAAATGAATCAAGCTAGCCCCTTCTGATAAAAATCTAGAAGGACTTTTCTTATGTATAGATTCACTATGGGTAATTCCCATGTCCAAGACATTGAAGTCAACATTAACTTCACTAGCTGTTTGGAAAACCACACTGAGAGATTTCATCTTCTCAAGTGTTTCATCAATTTCAGATAATAAAACTGTTTGACAAATTCCTTGGGGAGTGTCAGTAACTCCTGCCAAATGAAAACCCAATATAACAGGAAATTTTGACATTGAAACTATAGTAGCCATGCATAATCCATTAAAAGTATTAAAATTGCAATTATATGAAAAACCACGATATTCAGTATCATCCTTTCTTAAAAGATGAGGTTTCATACTGAAAGCATCATATTTCATGTTAGCAAGTTCATCTTTATAAATTAAATTGCCTGGCATAGGTTTCATAGAATGTGTCAATGGAAATAATTTCCTTAGGTCTCGTGTGTCACCACCCGAAGCTAAGAAAATAATACCTAGATCTGTTTTACCAATTCTCTGCATTATGTTATTTCCTATATACCTGTCAAATAAGTTTGGACCTTGAAATTCAGGATCATCCCTGATGATAGTGATTTTGTTATAATCCCTTTTAAGAACATGCCATGGCGCAAGCCAATAATTGGACTTTAAAGGGAAAATATCACACTTAGTGGCTTTACCAGTTTGATCATTTTTGAAAGTAGCATGACCGATATTTTTACTTATTAGAACCTTAACTTGTTCAAGTGTCATATTTGTCAATTCGGGACAAGTCAATATTGGTTTAACTATTGGAGTTTTCCACACGTTAACTTGTTCATCTTCACGAGGAAGCGGAACTGAAAACGCTGCACCTTGTTCATTGGTTTGCCAGCGCTTATAAAATTTGTACAAAGCATATAATGCAGTGACGATTGACATAAAACGTATAAGATTCTTACAGTGTTTCCTAACGGGTTGAGTTCTCTTCCAAAATTCATGGACAGTTTTTGTAGACATAGTCAATATATATTTCTTAGTTAATTCCACGTATGCAACAAGAATAAAAGTAATAGTTAATGAGAAATGAATCATTATAAACACTAAATACACAATTGTTGTCATGTGAAGAAACTTATTCACTATTTCAGCAAATATTATAGAAATAAAACCAACTAAGACAAAGACCATTTGAACTATATAATCGAAATAAAAACTTTCAACTAGTTTTATCAAAATGGCAGTCCTTAGAAAATTATGTGAAAAACTAACTTTGGATGCTAACCAAAAAATGAATTTGGGAATTTTTAACCATCTACCAAGAATTAGCCTATAGAGATCGGTGTAATTTCCTTGCTCCGATAAACACAAAGGACAGATATCTTCATATGAATGATGTTCACAAGTTTGTGTACCAAAAGCTTCATTGTTTGTCGCCAACAATGCGGATTGTTGTGCGAAATGAATTCGTGACTGTTTGCTCAAAAAATAAATCAAACGGCCCAACGACACATCTCGCATTTCTATTCCATCATCATTAACAACTCTGTACGCAACACTTTTAACAGTACTGCCTGCATTATTCAATGAATAAGGTATTTCAACTGTGAAATTCCATGCATCCACACCATAACCTGAAACTAAAGTTCTATCTAATCTACCATCACACATGAATTCAGGCTTCAATGATACACTAATAGTGTAATTAAATCGCCTTAATATGGAGATAGGTTCAGTGGAATAAATATTAGCAAATAAACTCTTATTATTAGTTGTGCCAATAAAGAACTTCGGTGCAATCAGAATTTTACCTTTCAACTCAGCTATGGGGTTGAGTGCATAAGCTGGAATGTTATTACAAAAATTTATAATAATGTCATTTGGATTAACTTGAGTATGATCCGGATTGGCATTTGCTATATCATCTAGGATAACTACTGTATGTTTGGTTCGATACTCAGATTGAAAGGCATCACTGGCTTGTAATGTCACAACTAAATCTTTGTTCACCTCCATATTGTTGGCCTGTAATAAAGCATTAATAATCTTTGGTAACATAGTGGATTTTCCAACTCCAGAACCACCAAATAATAGAAATGAAAAAGGAGCTTCCCTTAATGTCATGGACTTATGATAATCCAAAATAGCAACTTTAGTGCGTTTTAACATTAATAATCTTTCAGCAAAAATCTTTCTTTCTATACCACTAGTACTAGAAATGATAGTCTCAGTAGTAGAAATCAATTTGTCTACACGATTTTCATATGAATGCTCATCAAAATCATTTTTTGAGAGGTTCCCTGTATGTAGTAAGGTCAATGTAGATATCAGGGTAGAATACTCCTTCTCATATGTTTCGCCACCACATTCCTGATCGTAGAACAAAGACATAAAATCACCATTATGATAGAAATATTCAAATTTCTCATATACATATATGGTAGTTTCAAAGAATTGTTCAATAAAATCCAAACGCGAAACACTACCAACTTTTGTTTTCTTATAAAAGTTGTTGAACATAGTTTTCCCGAAAGGAATTGATGCAGCTTTACACATTCCTGAAGCAACTGTGACAGCAATCAAACGTTTAATGGAATCGACAAATCTACTATTTTTAATATCTTTCCAAGATTTAATAATATCCTTAATTTTAGTTAAAGTCTCACCACTTTGGTTCACTACTTCTTCCCCTGGTACGAATAACTCTTTCAAGTAATCCTTCAAAATGCCAGAATAAGATGAACTCATATAGTTATGACTATACACCATAAGAATACTTATCAAATGAGGAATATCGATACTGTTGTAACATGCATATGCATTTATAACAAACAATTCGAAATCTTTTAAAGATATTGATGTCTTAAATTCTTTAATATAGGACAAAGCACGGTATATATTTTCGACCTCAAAGATTGGATTAAATGTGCTATCGAATTTTACTTTACCATTTAGTATCCTAGAATGTAAATCATTTTTAATATCATAATATTTATCTTTCCACTTAACTTTACCAATATGCTGCTTAGGGCCATCGTCAACAGAATAAGAAGTGATATCACTGTCAACTTCTGAAACTTCATCGGAATCAAATTCTTCGAAGTCTTTCTGTAATGATGAGTAAGATAAAGATGACCTAGATCGATTATTAGATCGATGTGTTGGTCTAAAAACACGATTATATCTGGGAGTGTTGAACTCTTCAAAAATCTCATCATATTCATTTGAATGGAAGGAATATTTCTTCCTTGATTCCATCTTATGATCTTGAGTAATTTTTCCATGTTTTTTTATATCTTTTTTCTCTTTAATGACCTTAGCTTCTGACAACTTGGCTTTGATTTTGTCTTCCTTGCGTTTATTACGCTTAATCTTGGCGTCATAACGTCGTTGTCTTTTGTTATTTTCCAAATATTCCTCCTGCCCTTGTTCAGTAGGTTGTATAGAATGATATTTAATCATTTTAAGGACGAAGAAAAATAAGGAAAAAATAGATATAATCATAGCTACAATTACATCCAAAAATACTCTTGCTAAGAGGGTTTTTCTCAATCTAAGAGCAAGGCTAGTTGGTTGGTAAACCTCAACTTCACTAGTTGTTCCCTGCAATTTGCTATTGTTAACGAGTTTGCTACTCGTGCTCACCGCTTCGACGGCCACGTTTACCATTTTTAGGCTGGTTCGTGTGGATTGGCACAGTCCACTTAACACCCATTTATTAAATTTCAGATTATTCATCTTAGTTTGTACTGGACTCAACACTAACATGTCAAGCACCTTCCCAGTCAAGGCTGAAACTCACAAACGCCTTGTTGCTTAAGACGCGGAATCAGTACCATCTGATCACGACAACCAAATGATATGTGAAGATTTAACTAGTTTCTCCAAACTAAAGGTACGACCTACATTTAATGAGTAAATGGTTAAAACTCTCTTCAGATTCATAAACGTACAATATCTAAAGATTAAATGTCACCAACAAAATTTTAGATTGTTAGCCTCTGCGCACATAACGAACAATGTACGAATCATAGTTTATACTACAAACTTTGATTAGTTTAAAAAATGCATAACATCTGACTGCTTTATGCAACAGGTTCTCACCAAAAAGAGGATGGTATCTGCCTCGCTTGGATTTTGTGTGATGATCATTTTCTGTTTGCGCACTATGTCCACAGGGACACAATGTCCAGGCTAAGAATTTTTAGAATCCTGGTTAATTGATAAATTTAAGTGACCCTAGTTTATCTACTAGGTTATATGACAAATGCCATACGACTCAAATTAATGAGGATCTGCGTTTTTGAGACTATTAACACATAAAAACGTTTGCTAACTCTTTCAACACTATAGTGTTCAAGTTCTGTTTGCTGGGTCTAGTAGATATATATCCCATGGTAAATGGAATATGATTTAGATCCAGTTGATCCACTTGTAGGATTGACATGATTGTAATACAATCAAGCCAATCCTAAATCTGCACAATTGAGATGCAGGTTCCATATTTTTGAGACTTTAAATATGTAAAAACGTTTTAAAACTAAAGGGTTTGTCAGTTCAAAGTACTTTCAGACTTAGTAACGATAAAATACTCAGTTTAAACTTAAGTATAACCGGCGATGAGTCATGTCATCGTCGCCTATAAAAAGGTTAAACATAACGCGCGAAATACGCACGCCAGTGGTAGGCTGTAGACCACAAGTACTCATCAAAACTCCATACGCTGTATGGGAG